TAAAATATTTTTTTGTATTGAAGCCATAACAGCAGGATTATTTCTAACAATGTTAGTAGACATAAAATTTAAGTGTGCTGTGATGTGTGCTCTATGATCTTGACCAGGAAAAGCTTGGAATGGTTTTAATGCTAAAGCCATAATATGTTCTCTGCTTGGGTCCATAGGCGCAACTGGCATTGGTGGTGGTAAAATTTTATCTATATCTTTTGTACCAATCGCTTCGTACATATTTCTGTATGCATTATACAAGTTATGTACTTGTGGATTTGATGTAGCTAGCTGTAATTGTGTTTGTGCTAGTGTCACTCTTTGTGACATAGAAAAAATGTTTGGATCTGCAACGGGTAAAATATCTACTCTGTCATCAAAGTCTACTTGTTTAATTAATCTTGCACCGCCTACGACATCGTACGGATAACTTGGTGGTAAGTATGTTGCAATAATTTTAGATAATAATTTAAACTCAGCTCTCATTGAGTTGTATAATCTTTTGTGTATCGCTGACATAACTTTAGATCCTCTTTCAAGAAGAGCCATTGTAGTTCCTACAGCTGCGTTCTGAGATCCTTCACCAATTTGTAATTCTGATATTGCAGCAAATCTTTGACCTGCTTGCACAACGATACCCATAAGTTGTAATAAAGTTGCTGATGGTTCTTTGTATGGTAAAGCATAGAAAGCTTCTTTTAAATTACCACCCGGTGCATCCACATCTTTAAACTCACCTGGTTGTATTGGAGATGCTTCATCTCTAACTCTCACACCTCTCTGTTTAAATCCTGCAGGTAGATTGGATAATGTTCCTGCATCTAATAATTGGCGGAGAGCAACTGTTGCAGTTCTACTCAATCCGCCAATCATATGTATTAACCCGAAACCATAGAATCCTAGTCCTGGCAGAAATTTGAAGTGGACAAAGTATTGGACTCTTTGTTTTCTTGGGTCATTGGGCGCGTAGTTCCTTCTTATCGAAAGAACTGTTTGACTACCTTCCTCGACTGTTACGATGTAAGGTAGCTTGATGCCAGTCGGTTCCCCGTCCGCACCAATATCTTCGAAGCCTTCTAAATCTAGATCGACGTGACACTCTAAAAGAGTATACATCGTTTGTTGTTTTCCAGATTTTTTAGTGCCTTCTAATTCTTTTTCTTTTTTAGAAACTTCGTCGTTAACTGTAATAGCTGGCTTTGGTAAATCTATATCAGAATAGAAACCACCAACTTGTTGTTTTCTTAAATCGTTTTCAGATATTTTTATAACGTGAATAATAGACTCTGCTTCTTCTAAACTGTTTGCTGTGTAAGGCACGATTAGATCATCAGCAGGAATAAATTTAGAAACTGCTCTACCTAGTAAATCATCGTAGTAAACTTTTTTAAATGTAGAACCTGCAAGAGGTAAGTGAAACAACATAGAATCAAACTCTGGCTCATACTCTTTCATCTGATCCATAATTTGATAGTTCATGAAATCTTTTACACGTTGAGCTTGTTGTTGTTTTGGTGGAGTTGCATCTCCTAAAACTTGTGTTCTTACTGGACCGTCACTTGGTAATAACTCTTTGTATGCTGTGGCTTGAAACTGTGTAACAGCTTCTGCCAACACAGGGTGCGTTGCACCAGAAGCTCCTTGAAACGGTTCCGTTCTATTTTCATATTTGAAACCTAATAAGTCAAGACCATCTGTGTAACTTTTCTCCCAATCTTTTCTGGACATCTTGTAGTCCATGTAATCTGCTTTTAGTTCACTACCGAGTGGTCCTAAAACATCATCAGGTAAAAGATCTGCTAAATTGTCAAAATGAGATTCTGTGCCAGGTATGTTTATTGAACCTGGTTCAAAATCAATCGTTGCACCGCCGTCTTCTTCGGGTGTAACTTCTATTGGTCCTTTTTCTTGAATCTCCTCTTTGACTTCAATATCCTCGCCTGGGACTTTAATCTCAGTACGTACTTCAGTCGGGAGTCCTTTTTCTATATCTGCCATTTATTACTCCATCATTGTTCTAGCATAGTCTTCTAACGAAGCCAAGCCTCCTGGTCCCTTTTCAGGGGGTGGCCCAGATCGTTTACCTGCTTGCTTTAATAGTCCACCACCAGCTAAATTCATAGCTGTTGGTCTGTCTGTGAATCTTTTACCAGTGACAGTATCTTTTAAATTATCAAAAGCTTGTTTTCTCATAGCTGCAACACCAGCTTCATCTTCAGCTCTTTCTTGTGCAACTCTTTGTTTAGCAGCATCAAGTTTTTGTTTTGCTTCTTCTAAAGCCATATCTGTTTGTACAGGTGGTGCTTCTATAAAACCAAAACCTGTAGGCATGTCTATATTTAATTCTGCTATTTGCTCTTGTTTAACTTTTGCTCTAGCTTCTCTTTCTTCTGGAGTCATGGCTAAAATATCTTTTGTGCCACCTATAATATCTGTACCAATTAAATTTCTTTCTAGTGCTTCAACTAAATTTTTACCCGCTGCAACATCTTGAAAAGTTTTGTAAGCAACATAAGGGGCAACAGCTAAACCTAAAGTTTTAAAACCAGCTGATAGGTATTTTGCTTTATCTACATCGCCTGGAATAGATTTTGCCACATCGTACATGGTAGATATTATTGGAATCTTGAAGTTTAGTTGTGTAACATTTTCTACTCCTACCTTTCTCATCGCTCTTGTAAGAGCTTTATCTTTTATTCCTCTTTGTTTAAAATCTTTAATCATCGCTTCCATAACATTAGCGGTGGTGGGTTTAGTTCCAAATTTACCTGCTTCAGTAACAGTGGTAATTGGACCTAATTTTTTAATATCTTTTGAAAATTTATCCACTATAACTTTTCGTTTAGCTTTATCTCCATCAGCTAATTTTAAATCAGATTCAAACCTTTTTTCTAATTTTTGTAAATTTAAATTGCTGTCTCTATAAGTTACTTCACCTGTCCACCAATTATTTTTCACTTTTTCAGGGTGATTAACATTAAATGAAGTTAGTCCAGCTCTATATCTTTTAAACTCTTCAGGAGTAAAACGTTTTTCTTTTAAAAGTTTACCTAAAGCAACTTCGTCTCCTCTGTATTTAACTAAAAATTTTTCTAATGCTTCCTTAGCTTCGTAAGGTTTTAAGGCCTTTTTATAAGTCCCTTTTCCTATTGTTTCATCTAAATACTTTTGAAGATTATTAAATGTTATTGTCTTTTTAGTTTTAGTATCAAAAAATTTAGCTTTAGGTGAATTTTTTCTTGTCCATCTTTCAGGGACTTTTGACTTAAGTTGCCATCTAGAGCCAGGTTGTTGGGAGGATCTATACAAAGATCTAAACACTCTATCCTTTGGACTGTCTCCAATATAAAAAACACCTTTTTTAGAAGACTCTAAAAATATTTTTTCTTTTCTTTTTTCGACAGATCTTTGCATCGCAGCTTTTCCCTTATCTGTTTTTCTGTATTCACGCTGTCGTTCCAACAATATTTTACGGTACTCAGGATCTTTTAAATCATATATAGGTTGCATTCTTTTTCTAAATTTAAATAGATCACCCGTTTTTTTAAATTCTTCTAAAATGCCTTGACCACGGCTTGTTTTAACAGCTTCTTCTGTAAGTTCTTTTACGGTCCTAGGTTTTGTTCTTTCTCCAAATTGTCCAGATAAGCCAAGTTCTTTTATTCTAGTGGCTATGTTTCTTGCTTTTATAGATGCCCCACTTCTCCCTACTTTGCCTTTAAAATTTTCTGCAACGTCTTTGTAAGACATATTAGGGTTTTCTCTCATAAATTTTAAAATCTCATCAAAACTTACTCGATCACCATTAGCAAAACCAATCCGACCGCCCTCTTGTAGCTCTAACATTTCTTCTACCTCTTCCGGGTTTTCTAAATACTCTTTAAGTTTTTCAAATCTTTTCTTTTTTCTTTTCTTAAGTTCTTCTTCTGGTTTTCTTTTAGGTAGGACTTCTTTGTTTTTTACAGAGCCACCGCCATTAAATTTAGGGCGAGTAAGCCAATCGATTGCATCGTTGTAGTGTTTTATTTTCATTATTCTCCTAGCATATATGCTAGCCCACCACCTGCTTTTTTAAGTTGAGTCTCTCCAACTTCTTCTAGAATTTCATTCATAGAATCTAAACCGCTTTCAACATCTTTCATCTTACCTTCGAAATCTGGTTTCACCGTAATCTCTTCGTAGTCTCCTGACAGTCTACCCTCTGGAGTATTCTTTGGTGTTCTGTAAGCTAGCACTTCTTCTGACATTGTTCCTTCAACCATGTCATCACCTACCATGGTGCTGCCTTGTTTTTGTTTTTTAATAATAATATCTCCAGTAGTTTGATCTTCTACCATTTCATAATTTTTGTATTTCTT